AAAAGCAATATTCAGTTAAAACACGGTAACTATGCGGCTTTCAGCCATTTTCACGGCTATGCCGTGAATAATCTAGGTTAAATCCATTTTATTGGATTCATCCAAGTCAGAATAAAATCTATAAGTAATGCCGTTGGTCAAAATACCAAATCTCGCCTTTGTTACGGTAAAATATCGAAATAACTGGTTAAGATGTTTTGTGTTTAATTCTGTATTTGCAGGCTTAACTTCTATAATGATAATGGGATCGTTGTTCTGCATAATTGCATAGTCAACTTTTTCTCCCTTTTTTGTACCTGTATCGGCTGTGTATTCGGGCACAAATTCAAGCGGATTAAAAACATCATAACCAAGAAGATGAAAAAAAGGAAGGACAATAGACGTCTTTGTGGCCTCTTCTGTACTGATATTAGACTTTAATTTGGATATTCTTTCTGCAAAATCTGTTAATTGATTTGAAAATTCCATAGATTTTATCCCCCTATTGTATTTTGAAATTATTTTTTGTGTGTAGGTAATTTAAGGTATTTTAGAGTGTGTCCATAAAAATTCTCCCTTATTTGTTAGGCACTTTAATACATAGCTCCCAGAAAAGTCTAATAAAAACTTTCCATCAATCACCTACCTTTGTCATATTGACAACAGAACATTAGTTTGTTATAATTCTGAACAACAGAACATATATTTGTGTTGGGAGGCAATAAGGATGGATTACAAAAGAGCTATTATTGAGTTGATCAATAAAGCAGATGAACGAACTTTAAAACTCATATACCGCTTTATCAAAGGATTATTGGACTAGGGCTTTGCCTTAGTCCTTTTCTATTTTAAAAAAAGTTTTGGCAACGGCCTCAAGTGCATCCCAACCACTATCATCTAGCTTAGAAAGCATTTCGATATATCTTTTCTTGAAGTTGTCTTCTTTATCCTTGAGAACCCTTCCGACAAATTCCGCAATTTCCTCTTCTGTGGATAATTCTTCAAAGATTTCCCCTTTCCCATATCGAAGCCATTCTTCACTAACATTAAATTTTTCACATATTGAGAAAAAAACGCGCTCTGTTACAGCAACTTCTCCAGTTTCTATATTTCCAAGATTTGAACGAGATATTTTTATTTCATCAGAGAATGTTTGCTGGGTTTGATTTAATATTTCTTTTCTTAAGTACTTAACCCGTTCGTTTATAGTCATATGCTCACCTCTTTCCGTTAATAGTATACCACGAATAAAAATGCTTGTAAAGGACAATAATAAAAAACATAATGCTTGACAAGGACTAAAATAAGACATATAATGTCCTTAACAAGCAAGAGGAATAGAGGAGGAAAAGGCATGGATGAAAAAAAGAAGAAAAAAGAAGCTATGGACAGATTTGAAAAAATCATGACGGGCATGACAGAAAGAGAGCTGGAAAATCTTCTGCTTGTCGGGGAAGGGATGGTCATTATGTCTGGCATCAAATCGGGGCTGACAGTAAAAGAGGCCATGCAGCAGGCATTTTAAAGCACCTGTGTCAACATGGCAAAAGTGAAGGGAGGAAAAAGAATGTATAGTTTATTTTGCACAGCTCTGGTGTGGCTTTCGGCAGTGATTGGAATAGCCATCATGCGAAAAATACAGCCCGAGTCAAAAGCATATCAAGTATGGGCTGTATTTGTCGCTGTTTGTTTTACAGTGTTTGTATTATGGTATGAATTTTTGGGGTAAGTGCCTCAATGATGGAAGTTGCCTCATCCATATTTCCGTGTACGATTGCATTGTTTGCTGAAATGATGTACTTACGAAATTCCTCAGGTGCATACAGCAGAGCACGGAAATAAGCCTCACCATAGGCTTTCTGACTGTCATCAGTGCAGCAGATGATACAACGACCAGTGTTTTGAAGGTAATCTTCGTAAATTTTGCGGATATGAAAAACAGTGTTTTCACGTTCCTGCTGTTTTAACTCCATCTTTTTGAGTTTCAGCAGATATATATTGTTGACAAGTGCTGTAAGTAATGGTGAAAAAATTGCACATATGGCAACTACAGAAGTAAGTGTGACTGTTGCGTCAATATGTGGCATGATAAATCTCCTCTCATGTGTACTCGGCTTCTGCCAAAGCCTGTAACTACATTATAAAAGGGAGCACCCAGAAAGGCAACACAAATTCTGGATTAGGAAGTTTATAAAACAGAAGAGAAGGGAGACGAGAAAGGCGAAAAAACAAAAAAATATAGATGCATTAGAGATAGTGGTGTTGCTTATATCACTTGTTTCTCTAGCTGTTGCATATATGAAATGAACATGTCATAGCTATAAGACCTCAAAAGAGATCATGCAGCAGGTAGTTCAAGGGAAGGGAGGTGAAAGTAAAGGATGGATAAGAAAAAAGTAGAAATCCTTGCTGCTAACATTACAAAGCAATGTGAACAACAAGGATTTACAGTTGAGGAAGCACAGTTGCTCCCCGCAATGGTAAAAAGCACAATCACACATTCAATTGAAAAATTGAAAATGCAAAGCACTATTTCTCCTCAAGACGACCAAGAAAAAATTTTCTTTCTGTGTGATGGAAAAGTTGATGGATGTACAAGGAAAAATTGCTTTGCGTATGGCGGTGGATGCAGCCATACAACAGACGTCAAGCACGCACGCGATTTCCATAGAGGACTTGAGGAAATAAAAAGCGAACTCGCAAAAATTAGAGCCAAATACGAGGATCCAAGGAGGCGAGGTTGGGATAAAAAGGATTTAGAAGAGCTGAGAAAAAGAGACCTGGAAAAAGAGAGGGCAGCGGAAAGTGTTATTGAGATTATCGAAAAAGGAAACTTTACCATAAGTGAGTGTGAAGAAATTCTTTTATTGGCGCAGAAACGGATAAAATTTTCCACGCCAGTAAAAATTGCTAATCCTCACATTCGCTCAAGGGCTTGTGATAAAAATAGTCACTCAGACACTCTTCAAAAGCCTCTGTGATTTCGTCAGGTTTAAGAAGTTTAAAGTCATCTTGCTGACTAACTTCTAATGCGGATATGGCAAGGGCCTTTAAAAAGGCTTGTTCACGCTCTGAAAACATTTTGCATCTCCTCTCATATGTACTCGGCTGTTGCAGCAGCCTGTAAGTACAGTATACGAGTGGGGATGCGGAAAGGCAATAAAGAAAAATAAAAAAAGATGACCTACAGGGCGAAATAGTCCTGTAAGTCATCCAGACAAAAAGTAGAGGGAGGAAAAGGCATGGAAGCAAAAGTAACGCCCCTGCCATCAGGTGTGGAGGTGAAAGGGGTTTTTGATACAAAACGCTTTTATGAAACGCTAGCCATGATTCTTTCTCAGAAAGAAAACCTGGCGATCACAGTAAAAGTGCATGAAGCAGAAAAACCTTGCGAGATGTCTAAAAAGACAGCATAAGCGCGTAAGAAGCAGGAGGGCGGACTATGGACAGGATTGACAGAAAGATCAAGGAGATCAAAGCAGAGCAGACAGAGCTTGACAGCAGGACAAGCGTGGAGAGGGAAGCAGAAGCGTTGATCAGCCAGTGTAAGTTTAAGGAAGCCAGCGAGCTGCTGGATTCTCTTGATAATAAAGAGTTTTAGGAGGAAAAAGAAATTGGTATATAACAGAAACTGTTATCCCAAAAGCGGAGAAACTGAAAGCAAAGAAAGCGAGCCACATCAAGAACGGGAGAGATATGTAGTAGAAGCTAGGGTTTTCAAAAGCGGAGTAGTTACTGCAAGGGTGAGAATGGCAGAGAGTTGGGAAAAAACAAGGTGTATTGAGGGAAGAATGTGTGTTTTTTGTACAGATGTGTTTGACAACAAGGAAGAAGCAGTGATGTTTTGGCAGCAGTACTGGAGGGAGTGAGGAAAAGCATGATCACAAGAGAAATTGAAGACCGATCGTCCTACTTTAGCGGACAACCCCTGGAAGGCTGGGAGCTGATCGGTGCGACAGAGAACCGAAGGTATAGATTTTTCTATTACCAAGATAAGCAAGGAGGCTACCATCATACGGCTGTACCGCTGAAAAGAAGATACAACCCGTATGAGGTACATATCAGCGAAAAAGACGGCGTGACATTTGCCAGGATAGAGCTGAAAAAGAGAAGGAAAGGAAGCGTGATGAAATAGAACATAAGTTCTTGTATAAAACAAAAAAAATAGCCGTTGCGTTCGCAGCGGCTAGAACATCAAGTAGATGCGAAAATATTCTATAAGAAGTATAACACAGACTGCATCTGCTTGTAAAGTTAAAAAAGCCGGAAAATATCCGGTTTAAGACTTGATTAAGCTATTAACTTTAGATACCTAAGAAGAAAAAAACAAAGAGGTAAAGAGGGTGCAGCAGTGGCGTACTACAATACTACGATACAGGCGGGGGCAACCATAGAAGTAACCAAAAGTTATACAAAAAGAACCGGAGTAAAAGTAAGAGGGAAAAGAGAGAAGCCGACCGCAGAAGAAATCGAAAAAGTAAACCAGAAGAACGCGGAGCGGAAGTTGCGGTTGAAGATCAACGCCAACTTTGAAGCGGATTACCTTTTCATCACTTTGACTTACCAGAAGGATAAGAGGCTTCCTCCAGAAGAGGCAAAAAAAGCGATTAAAAAGCTGCTTGGGGGATTGAGGAAAGCATACAAAAAGTTAGAAGTAGCTTTCAAGTGGATATGTGTGACAGAGTACAAGAGCAAGTCCATCCATCATCACCTACTGATCAACCATGTGGATGGGGAGGACATGGCAAAGACAGTCCGTAAGCTGTGGAAGTATGGAAGGCCAGGTTTTAAGCATCTGGATGACAGCGGGCAGTATAAAGACCTTGCAGCATATCTGATAAAAGAAACATCCAAGACCTGTAAAGAGAGTGGAGGAGCAAAACAGCGCTATAGCTGCAGCAGAAACTTGATCTTGCCAAAGCCAAAGACAAAGCTGGTAAAGAAGGCGAAAAAGTGGGCAGCAGACCCAAAGCCGATCAAAGGTTACTACATAGACAAAGACACAGTTTACAGCGGGATTGACCCTTTTACTGGGAGGGAGTATCAAAAGTATACTATGGTACGGCTGTCTGGGAGTAGCCCGTAAGGGTAAAAGTATCAAAAAAGAAGAGGAGATCAAGACATGAGCAAAAGTATTGTAACGGATTATGATAACATCTGCTTCTTTTGCGGAAGGCCGGCAGAGTGCGAGCATCACTTAATCTTTGGCCGCGGCAGAAGAAAACTAGCAGAAGAGGATGGCCTGAAAGTGCCATCATGTAACAACTGCCATAACATGGGGCAGATCACGGGGCGCGTGCATGACAACCTGATGGCAGAACGCTTGTCGAAGATGTTAGGGCAGGCGATCTATGAGAGCAAGATTGGCAGCAGGGAAGATTTTAGAGCCCGTTACGGGAAATCTTATCTGTAGAAGAGAAGAAAGAAGAAAAAAGATGAACGATTTAAGAAAAACGACGATTACAACACTGGAAATTGCAGACATGATGGAAGTGTCACACGCTGACATTTTAAAGAAGTTGGAGGGCAGGAAAGACCGCAAAGGCTACATACAGATCATTAGCGAAGGCCAAATGTCCGTGGCTGATTACTTTGTGAAATCTGTCTACATTGATGTGCAGGGCAAAGAAAGACCATGCTACGAAGTGACAAAACTCGGTTGTGATTTTCTTGCGAATAAATTTACTGGTGAAAAAGGCGTGCTGTTTACTGCAAGGTATGTGAAGCGTTTCCATGAGATGGAAAACCAGGCCAAACAAGTTCCAGTGACAGACAACCCAGGAAAAGTCGCAAACTTAATCAACGTATTGGCAAGGCGTATGGATAACCAAGGGAGTGAACCTTATAAGTCCGCAGAGATGGCACAGTTGATCTGTACACAGTATGGCATCCAGCTCCCCGCGGACTTTGTAAAGGTGCCAGAGCACACTCAGATAAAGTTGGAGTTTTCAGATAGCAAAGCACAGTAAAGCACGTAGAAGCAGCGGGGATTTAGCATGAGAAAAAAATTAAAAGAAGCCCGCCAGAAAGCGGGCATGACACAAAAGCAGGTTGCAGAGTACTTAG